TGCTCCGGGAGGAGTGACACGGCCATCACCAATAGTTTGCTGAATGCAATTGCCACAGCCGTCGCACACGCGGCGGCCTTACTCCAAGTGCCCATGCAGCAGTTGATGCATGTCGCCCCGGCCCGGATCCGTCAGGTCCTGGGAGAATGCCGCATGTATTTCGTCGGGGATGATTCCGTGGTGGTAGTTCCCCAGGCCCGGCCAGGGCACATGGCGCGTGCCGCGGCAGCATACAGGGCCATGGGCTTCCAGAACAAATTGGAGGAGGTGCAGCACATCCGAGATGTGGTTTTCCTCGGGCAGCGACCATACAATGTGCGCTTGTCCGACGGCACTCGCCAGTGGGCGTGGGGGCCAACCCTCGGAAGAAGAATGTACAAGCACCATTGCATGTTGGACGGCGAAGGAAACCCATTCGCCTGGCTTCATCAAGTGCTCATCATGGAAGCCACCTGCTACGGACACGTGCCCTTGCTTGGAACACTGGCACGACGCGGGCTGAGCCTCATCGGCGGCCCACTCAAAATGAACAAGTCGATGGAAAGAAGAATGCGGGAAAAGACCAAGTACACCATGGCAACGGCCACAATTGGAAGGGCCGATCAAACCACTTTTGAAGAACTGGCCCAAGTGTACGGAATCTGTCCGAGGGCGTTACAGGCCGTCGACGCCGAGCTCAGTCAAATCCCATGCTTCCCCTACTTCTATTCACACCCAATATTGGATATCATTATGCTGAAAGACAATTGAGTAGCCTTGCTCAAACACAATCCGCCAGAACCATGTCAAATCTAAGACAGTTGACACATCCGGAAATCGTGGGACCAATTCGGTTCCCGACTTACCCAGAATCAAAGCAAACAGCCATGGTTACCCTGCAAAGGGATACCACACTGACTGTTGGGGCCACCGATGCTGGAAAGGTGCTGATTGCCGTAACTCCCGCACCAGTCTACCCAGTGTGGTCCACAGTCACGCAATCATTGCAGGTCACTAACGGCGGCACGCCAACAGTGGTTTTCCGCGGCCGGCTCGATGATAACGCCCTGGCGCAAACCCAGTATGTGGTAACCGAAAAAGACACCTATCTCTACCGCCCGGAAGCAATAGAAACCAACGTCTTAGGCGGTGCACCATTAGTGGGGGTAGCGACCGGCAGACAATTCATATACGCACCAGGTACCATACAAGGGCAGCTCAGCATGACCGGAGCTGTGGCAGACGCAACGACTAGCACCATTATCGTTTTCCAGGTCGAGTACTGGACCACGGC